GTACAGCAGCCGGTGAGCGCGTCCAACCCGCTTGCCGTGACGGTGGGCTCGGACATCTATACGCTCATTGCCGTGGCGCCGGACGTGAACAATGTGTCTACCGCGCCGGGCGGCAAGAGCGGTCAACTGACATTGAGCAGTTCCGTTTCTGTGAGCGACGCGACGGCCGGAAACACGGTACAGGCAGCAACGGCGTCGGCGATCCTTCGCCCGAATGGGCGGACCAATACATCGCTGATACAGGCGGGCGATTCGCTGGCCATGACCAATGTTCTGGATGCGGTGGCGGATCTGCGCGTGAATGCGGTGCCCGATATCGACGGCGCGTATAATTGCTATCTGGACCCGATCAGCGCACGGCAGCTTTTTGCTGATCCCGATTTCCAGCGTCTGTTCATTGGTGCGACGTCGGCCAACGAGATCTTCCGGCCCGGTCAGGGTGTGATCAATGAGTTTCTTGGGTTGCGCTTTGTGCTGACGACGGAATCCTATGTGCAATCGCATCCGACACTTGCCGGGGCGCTGATCCGCCGGCCGATCGTTGTTGGGCAAGGCGCGCTGGTGGAGGGCGATTTCGCCGGCATGGCGGCGGACGATGTGGCGCCCAAGGATGCGATCGTATCGCTGGTGGATGGGGTGTGCATGGTGACCCGCGAGCCGATCGACCGGCTGCAGCAGATCATTGCGCAGTCCTGGTATTGGATCGGTGGGTTCTGTGCCCCATCGGATACGACAACGAATAGCCTGACGGTGCCCACCGCGACAAACGCGAACTACAAGCGTGCGGTGATGATCGAGCATATTGGGTGATGGTGCAAAGTCCGCGGGCGGGTTGAGGAGGGCGCATGCTGACGGATCAGCAGAAGACGGATGTTCGCAGGTTTTGCGGATATCCGGCCTACGGGGCCTCGCCCGCCGGGAATATCGGGTGGCGGTTCTATACGGCGTACGGGCTACTTGAATACAGAATGAACAATCTCTCGGCGGCCGAGATCGCGGTGGTTTTGAACTACCTTACGACGTTGACGCTGCTGGAGAGCGCGGTGCCCGCAGCGAGTGAGAATCTGGATACCGAGAAAGCCGCATCCTGGATGCATAATCCCGGCGAAATCACCGACCGTCTGCGGCTGCTGGATGAGTGGCGTCGGCGGCTATGCAGCTTTTTCGGTGTGCCGCCGGGCGAAGGCTTGAACGGCAATTGTCTGAGTTGGGTGGTTTGATGGATTCGTGGTCGCTGCAAAATCTGATCGCGAAGGGCATGGGGGTGGCGGCGCGCAAGCTGGGGCGGCCGTTCAATGTGTATCGGCCGGATGGGCCGCAGCAGCCACTGGCGCCGCAGAACCGGGTGATCAAGTTGTTCGCGGCGTTCCAGGCGGAGGGGGGCACCGGGCGGGCGCCTGATTACGGGGAGGCGTTGTGGCAGGGAACTTTCGATGCCGCGTATACGCGGGTGGGCGACTATCTTGTCGGCGAGACGGAAACGTATTTTGTGGCTGCACAGAAGCCGGCTTTGCCGGTGCAATGCGTGTTGACGAATCGTGTCGCGACCGTGGTTCGGCCAACACCGGCGGCGCAGGGTGGGTATAGCGGATTTTTTGCGGCCTCCGGTATGCCGGTGATTGTCGGATGGCCGTGCAGCCTGCTGGAGAATGGCGGGCGGAGTACGGGTGCGGGGCCGCACGAGACGCGGTTCGGGAACTGGTTGATGCTGCTGCCGACGCTGCCGGTGGCCATCGAGGTGGCCGATGTTGTCTCCGATGAGTGTGGCGGGACTTATGTGGTGAGTACGGCGGAGCATAGTACGCTCGGCTGGCGGCTGATCGTGAGGCAAATCGGCGCCTGATCGGTGCCGGCTATTCCGCGACAGCACAGATAAACCTCGTTTGCTTCTTTTCTTCAGAAAAGAAGATCTTTTTTCTTTGTGGAGGCACCCAGTGCAAGCGGAGCAACTTCACGTTGTGACGGCGCGTTTCAACCCGCTGCGCTGGGCCACGCCGGACCAGCACTATCGTGACTGGGTCTCGCACATGCTCGACTCAGGCGTAAAGCTGACAGTGGTGGAGGTGCAGTATGGCCGGCGCGCGTTCACGTGCGATTTGCCGTATGTGAATCACGTTGGGCTGCGGGCGGATAGCTGGTCCTGGAGCAAGGAGTGCGCGCTGAACGAGGGGATCAAGCGGATCCCGGAGGCTGAGTTTATCGCGTGGGGGGATGCGGATATTTGGCATCGCAAGGATGGCTGGGCACGCGAGGCGGTGGAGTATTTGCAGCATTATCGGGTGTTGCAGACCTGGACGAAGGCGCTGGATCTGGGCCCGAACGACGAGCTGATCGGGGTGCATCAATCCTTTTGCGCGCAGTATGCGGCGGGTGCTCCGTTGGTGGCGGACGGGAACAAATTCTGGAAGTTTGATGGTGGATACGCGGAATATCCGCATAGCGGATATTTCTGGGCGTGCCGGCGGGAGTTGTTGGACTGGACCGGCGGGCTGTTCGAGCTCGCCGGGATGGGAAGTGCGGACCACCATATGGCGCTGGCTTTGGTGGGGCGTGTGGAGCGGAGTTGGCCGGCAGGTACGAGCGCCAGCTATGCTGCGCATTTGCTGCGCTGGCAGGCGCGGGCGATGCGTTATGTGAATGGGCGCATTGCCGCGCTACCGGGGATTATCGAGCATCTCTTTCATGGCGCGAAACAGAACCGGGGCTATCTCGGGCGTTGGGACATGTTCGTGAAGCACGGGTTCGATCCGGATACGGACCTCAAGCGGAACAGTTATGGTGTGCTGGAGTGGGCGGGCAACAAACCCGAACTTGAGCGCGAGTGGGATCTGTATCTACGGTCTCGCCGCGAAGACGACAACGCGATCTGAGGACATATCGTGGCCGATCTGAGCGACGTGGAGGCGGCGCTGGTGAGCGCCGTGACGGCGGCGGTGTATCCTTCCGGCCTATCCATGCCGAGTGTGACGGCCAGCAAGCTGCGTATCTATCGCGGCTGGCCGATGTCCGGCGCGCTGGAGGCCGATCTCGCCGGAGGTATTGTTAATATCGCCGTGTTTCCGGTGCCGGGTGCGACGCGCAATACGACGCGCTGGGGGCCGGTGGTAACGGTGACGCCGGGTGTGGCGACACTGACGGTGGCCGTGAATGGTGCCAGCGCCACGTTCGCAGGATCCGGTGGTGCGGGACAATTGGCGGGGTTGCTGGTAGGCGGACAGCCATATGTGTATGTCGGCCAGGCGGGTGATACCGCGGTGGTGGCAGCCGCGGTGCTGGCACAGAGCATTCAGGCGGTACGTCCCTGCCTGCTGTCAGGCAGCACGGTGACGGTGCCGGGGGTGACGAGCCTGGTTGCGCGCGTCGCGGCCTATGCGTCATCGAACACGGAATGGTCTCGGCAAGAACAGGGGTTTCGCATTTCCGTGTGGTGCCCGAACCCGGGGCTGCGCGATCTGGTATGCGGCGTTGTCGGCAGCGCTCTGGCGGCGACCAGTTTTCTCACGCTCACCGATGGTAGCGGCGGGCGGGTGCGATATCGGTCCAGCTCCAGCATCGATGATGATCAGGATGCTCAGGCTTACCGGCGTGATCTTGTCTACGATATCGAGTACGGCACAAGCGTTGCGAACGTGGTGCCTTCGATGTTGTTCGGCGATCTCGTGATGAATGGGAATGGTATTTACGGTTGAGGGGGGGTTATGCTGATGGCGACGGCTTTGATCGTGGTGCGTGCCTTCGGGCAGAAAAGGCCGGGTGACATGATCACCGAACCGGCCGAGATGACCACGCTGCTGCGGGGCGAGCATGCGCATGATGTGATCAGGGTGGCAGCACCGGCGGCAGCGCCGGTGGCGGCCTCCAAGGGACGGGAGGAAGTCTGAACATGCCGATTTATCAACAGGGTTCGTTGAATACTACGGCGCTGGTGGTGCCGGATCTGTATGTGCAGATTGTGGCGCCGCAGAACTTGGTTCTGAACGGCGTACCGACGAATGTGATCGGCGTGGTTGGATCGGCACCATGGGGGCCGGTGAATCAGCCGGTGGCGATCGGCACCATGGCGGATTACGCGCAGGCGTTCGGGCCTGTGATGGTAAGGCAATATGATATGGGCACGTCGGTGGCGACCGCCGTGCAACAGGGTGCAACGAACTTCCGGTGCGTGCGCGTGACGGACGGCACGGATGCCGCCGCGAGCACCGCGATCGGGCTGGTGGGCGGCGGCAACTTTGCCGTGATGATCAGCGCGCTTTATACCGGATCCGGGGGGAACGGCATCACGGTGACGCTGTCGGCGGGGTCCGTGCTTGGACAATGGCAAGCGGTGGTGGCGATGCCGGGGATGGTGCCGGAGGTGTATTCCAACCTTGCCGCACCGAGCAATGCAGCGTTCTGGCAGAACCTGGTGAACGCGATCAACCAGGGCAACGGCCCGCTGCGCGGACCATCGCAGCTTGTAGTGGCCACGCTGGGAACGGCGACCGCGGCGGCGCCGGCCGCTTTTGGCCCACAGGGGTTGGGGGGCGGCAGCGATGGTGCGGCGGGGGTTACATCCGCTATCATGGTTGGGCAGGACAGCCTGCCGCGCACGGGCATGTATGCATTGCGCAACCAGGGCTGCGGTATCGGCGTGCTCGCCGATATGGTGGATTCCACACAGTGGACGACGGTTGCGGCGTTCGGCCTTTCCGAAGGGGTTTACATGATCCTGACCGGACCGGCCGGCCAGGCTATCAGCGATGCGGTAACGCTGATGCAGCAGGCGGGGCTGGATTCTTATTCCGCCAAGCTGATGTTTGGCGATTGGGTGTTCTGGAACGATCAGGCGAATGGGCAGACACGGCTGGTTTCGCCGCAAGGTTTTGTTGCTGGTCGGCTGGGTAATCTTTCGCCGGAACAATCGAGCCTGAACAAGCCGCTGTATAGTGTGGTGGGCACCCAGCGCAGCGGTGTGCCGGGCAGCGGGCAGACAGCAACGTATAGCGATGCGGAACTGGGCGTGCTGTTCCAGGCGGGTATCGATGTGATTGCCAATCCGCAGCCGGGCGGGGCGTATTGGGGTGTGCGGTGTGGGCACAACACATCGTCCAACCTCGCGATCAACGGGGATAATTATACGCGGCTGACCAACTACATCGCGGCGACGCTGGCGGCGGGGATGGGGCAGTTTGTGGGCCAGGTGATCAATACAGGGTTGTTCCAGCAGATACGATCGACGCAGTTGAGCTTTCTGCAGGCGCTGCTGGCGCAGGGTATTCTGGGCAGCCTGGATGGATCGCCGCCGTATTCGGTGATTTGCGATACCAGCAACAATCCGCTGAGCCGGACGAGCCTTGGCTATGTGCAGAGCGACGCGCAGGTGCAGTTCCAGAGCATTAACGAGAAGTTCATCGTGAATGTGGAGGGGGGGCAGACTGTGGTGGTGCAGAAGCAGGTGCTGCCCAGTTAAGAAAGAGTCTTCTTTTCTGGAGAAAAGAAGCAAAAGACTTTTGTTCGTGCTGTCGCGGACCGCGCCGGCAGCGTACGCCCTAGGTAAAAGTTTTTTGGTTCTTTTTTTCAAAAAAGAACATTCTTCCTTTCTGGAGAAACCTGATGCCGATCAATTCCTTCTCGATCGGGCGCGATTGCCAATTGGTGGTCATGGGACCGCAAGGCCGCGTCGATCTGACATATGTCACGGGGTTCGAAAGCCGGCAGATGACGCAATCCGTGCGGCTGGACCGGCTGGATGGCGTGCCGATGGGGGCGGAGCTGCCGAAAGGGTGGGAAGGCAGTTTCGAGGTGGAGCGCGGCACCAGCGCGGTGGATGATTTT